GACCATGCCAAGAAGATCGCTCTCGCTCGCAATCCTGAAGCAACAGTGATGGGTGTGACAGCAGTGTTCGATTAATTAACTGTCCACCAGACCTGTCCAAGTGGCAGGTCTTCTGCTATAATTAGTCTATCGACAAAACAAACACATGCCTTTTGAACCAAACCCAGTGACAACCGAAGACCTCGTTCAGTATTTGACTGAGCATGTTGGTAATGAGGTGGGTTGCAACAACATCCGCGAAGCATCAATGCAACTAAACGTGTCCTATGCTACCGCTTGTAAACGTCTTAAGTCATATAAATCTGGTAAAGGTAAGTGGAACCTGACCGCTCAAGAGATTGAGCGAGCATATGAAGCACCCTCTGCCAATTCTGCAGTAAACTATATCCCCGAAAAAGATGATTCCTACGTCCAGTTTGGTAATTTTCAGTCTGTTCGCAAAGTTGTACAGTCTCGTAAGTTCTATCCAATCTTTATCACAGGTCTTTCTGGAAACGGCAAAACAATGTCCGTTGAGCAAGCGTGTGCTACAACCAAAAGAGAGTTGATTCGTGTCAACATCACAATCGAAACTGATGAAGACGATCTTATTGGTGGGTTCCGTCTTGTTAATGGCGACACTGTTTGGCACAACGGACCTGTGGTTGAGGCTTTGGAAAGGGGAGCTGTACTTCTTCTAGATGAGATCGACCTTGCTAGTAATAAGATTCTTTGCCTTCAGTCAGTTCTGGAAGGAAAGGGTGTATTCTTGAAGAAAATCGGAAAATACATTCATCCAAAGGCAGGTTTTAATGTTATTGCAACTGCAAATACTAAAGGTAAAGGCAGCGATGACGGTCGCTTTGTTGGAACTAATATTCTCAATGAAGCTTTCCTTGAGCGATTCCCAATCACCTTTGAACAAGACTATCCCTCCGCTGCCATTGAAACTAAAATTTTGATTGCAAATGGTTGTGATGCAGTGTTTACTGAAAACTTGGTCAAGTGGGCAGGTGTGATCCGCAAGACCTTCTTTGACGGTGGGGTTGATGAAGTCATTACCACTCGTCGTTTGGTTCACATTGCTCAAGCGTATGAAATTTTTGGTGATCGTCTTGATGCTATCACTAAGTGTGTGAATCGTTTTGATGATGACACTAAGCAATCTTTCCTCGATCTCTATACTAAAGTTGACGCAGGAGAAGATTCAGGGTATACTAGTGATGATGTATCCCTCTGATTATGAAATACAATGAAGAAGAGCTCCTAAAGGAGCTCCGTGATTATATCATTGGCACATATCAGCAGCACTATGCGAATGATCGAATTCAAACGCTAGACCTGATTGATGCCTGTGGAGATGCAGAAGCGTTTTGCCGAAGCAACATTTTGAAGTATGCATCTCGTTATGATAGAAAGGGCACTGCCCGTAGAGACATCATCAAGATCCTACACTATGGACTCTTGCTTCTCTATTTCAGTGACCAAAGTGCAACCCGTGAAGAGTATCCTCAATGACAGTAATTTCCCGCCCAACAATTGAAGTCCTTAAGAACTTTTGTTCAATCAATAAATCAATTGTCATCAAACCTGGCAATAAAATTTCTACTCTCAGCATCAATAAGAACATTCTTGCTATCGCTGACGTGGAAGAATCGTTTGATACGCAGATTTCTATTTACGATCTGGGTGTATTCCTTGGCGGTCTGTCTCTCTTTGATCAACCGAAAATCGATACTAGTGAGACAAACTATGTCACGGTAAGCGACCAGACTGGTAAGTCTAAGACTCGTTATTTCTACGCAGATCCTGATATTATTACTCAGGCACCTGAGAAAGAAATCAATCTTCCTTCTGAAGATGTGTTCTTCAAACTAGATGCGGGTGTACTTCAGCAACTTCAACGTGCTGCTAGTGTATATCAACTTCCAGATCTTTGTTTGTTCTGCGCTGATGGTGAGATGAATCTCTGTGTGACTGACAAAAAGAATGATACTTCTAACAGTTATTCTGTTGAAGTGGGTCGAAGTGACGGTGAGTTCTGTTATTGTTTCAAGGTAGAAAATCTTAAACTTCTTGCAGGTGATTACAACGTTACTGTAAGTAAGCACAATGTTGCTCTCTTCCAAGGTAGTGGAATTAAATATTTCATTGCTCTGGAACCCAATGCATAAGAAGAAGGATTATGATGGACCACTATATGCACCCTGGTCTGCAGTAGTGGCAGGTAAGAAACAATTTCAAGACTGGTTGAAAAAACAATCTGAAAAGAAGTAATGAATGATTTTCTGGACAACCTTGCTGCTGAGCAGTATCGAAAGATGCACAAGAAAAAAGAGTTAGATCTCTTTGAAGTAATCCCCAAATGGAAAGAATGGAAAGAATCACTCCAGAAATCTACGAAAAAACAATCTGAAAAGAAGTAATGAATGATTTTTTATGGGTAGAGAAGTATCGTCCTCAGACTGTTGAGGAATGTATACTTCCTACAAATGTGAAAGAAACCTTCAAGGGTTTCATTGAACAGGGAGAAATCCCTAATCTTCTTCTCTCTGGAACTGCAGGTGTTGGTAAAACTACCATCGCTAAAGCACTCTGTAATGAATTAGGAGCAGACTATTATGTCATTAACGGGTCTGATGAAGGTCGATTCTTGGACACTGTACGCAATCAGGCAAAGAACTTTGCTGCTACTGTGTCTCTCACTGCTTCTAGTAAGCACAAAGTTCTTATCATCGATGAAGCAGACAATACAACACCTGATGTACAACTTCTACTCAGGGCATCGATTGAGGAGTTTCAAAAGAACTGTCGATTCATCTTTACTTGTAACTTCAAAAACAAGATCATCGAGCCGCTACATAGTAGGACGACTGTCGTAGAGTTCAATGTTCGTGGACAAACTAAACAGGAGTTGGCAGGTGCTTTCTTCAACCGTTGCCGAGATATCCTCGAACGGGAAGAGGTCTCCTTCCAACCTAGAGTTGTTGCTGAAGTCGTTCAGAAATACTTCCCCGACTTCCGAAGAACCCTCAATGAGTTGCAGCGATACGCGAGCACAGGGTCTATTGACACTGGCATTCTGGCGACGTTAGGTGATGCAAATATCGACTCCCTAGTTGTGAGTCTGAAGAATAAGAAATTCAATGATGTGAAGAAGTGGGTTACTCAAAATCTTGATAGTGATCCTACTTCTATTATGCGTAAATTATATGATAATCTATCTGGAGTGATGGATGGTCCTAGTATTGCTGCTGCAGTATTGATTATTGCTGAGTATCAATATAAGTCTGCATTTGTTGTAGATCAGGAAATCAATCTACTTGCTTGTCTTACCCAGTTAATGCTTGAATGTAATTTTAAATGACATCTTTGAAAACTCCCCTTCGTTATCCTGGTGGTAAGTCTCGTGCTGTCAAGAAGATGGCAGAGTTCTTTCCCCTTCTTAAAGACTACAAAGAATTTCGTGAACCTTTCCTTGGTGGTGGTTCTGTGGCATTGTACATTTCACAGATGTATCCTCACCTAGATATTTGGGTGAATGATCTGTATGAACCGCTCTATACGTTCTGGAAGCAACTCCAGTTGAATGGCAATGAAATTAAGAACCAACTTGTCCAACTTAAACAAAGGCACCCTGACCCCGCTTCAGCAAAAGTTCTCTTTCTGGAATCCAAAGAGTATCTTGAGCAAGACCCCAGAAGGTGTAACCTTACGGCTCGTGCTGTCAGTTTCTATATTGTTAACAAGTGCTCTTTTTCTGGTCTCTCTGAGTCCTCATCCTTTAGCAGGCAGGCGTCCGACTCAAACTTTTCGATGCGAGGAATTGAAAAACTCCCCTACTATTCTCGACTCATCAAAAAATGGCAAATTACTAACCTGTCGTATGAGCAACTACTGATTAGTGAGAAGGATATATTCGTATACTTAGATCCCCCATACGATATCAAAGCAAACCTCTACGGTAAACGTGGTAGTATGCATAAAGGTTTTGATCATGACAAGTTTTACTTTGATTGTGATGCTGCTAAGTGTGATCAGATGGTAAGTTATAATTCTTCTAATCTAATTCGAGAACGATTCCTTAACTGGAAACCATATGAATACGATCATACATACACCATGCGTTCAGTTGGTGAGTATATGAAAGATCAACAAACTCGTAAAGAACTTCTACTCCTAAATTATGTCATATGATGAAAGGTATCCTCTTAAGGATTATCTAAACACCATCAATCTTACTAAGAAGAACTTGATGGAGGATGAAGATCCTGCTTGGGAAAAGAACTATCCTCCATTTGTAATCAATAAGTGTATGTCTCAGCACATGGACACTGTATTGTTTGCTAATGAGATGAATCAGTATCCTAATCTAGATAAGAAACTACAGTATGAATTTTTTATAAATACCGTGAGACCCCGTAAGAGATTTTCTCCTTGGGGTAAGAAAGATAAGGTAAAAGATCTTGAAATTGTAAAGCAATTCTATGGTTATTCAACTGAGAAAGCGATGCAAGCATTGAGGATTCTTACTCCTAATCAACTAGATTACATTAAAGATAAACTGAATACAGGGGGAAAGAAAAGATGAGCGAACTTAATGAAGTTCAGTGGACGAAAAATAATATGGTAGAAGTGAATCTGAAGGAACCTGATGACTTCCTTAAGGTGCGCGAAACTCTTACCCGTATTGGCGTTGCTTCTCGCAAAGAGAAAAAACTCTACCAGTCCTGCCACATTTTACATAAGAAGGGACAGTATTACATCGTTCACTTCAAAGAATTATTTGCTCTGGATGGAAAGAGAGCAAACCTATCAGAAAACGATGTGCAGAGACGCAATCGTATTATCAAACTATTATCTGATTGGGGTCTTGTAGAAATTGTAAACGAGGAGACAGTTAAAGACTCTGCTCCTTTAAGTCAAATCAAAGTTATTGCATATAAAGAAAAGGGTGATTGGACCCTTGAAAGTAAGTACAACATCGGGAAGAAAAGACAAGTTCCAGAATCCTAAATAGAGCTGCCACATGCTATAGCATAATGCCAGAAGAAGTAAAAAAAGAAGAACCCAAAAAGAAGGGTATCTTCAGTAAACTTAAAGAGGCATCTGAAGACAAGGAAGAGCAACTAGCAATATTATCTACATTTGTAAGGTTAGGAATTTTAGTATGGTCTGGTGGCATCTTGACCTTAGCATATGTAGATCTTCCTAAAGCACTTCAGTTTCCCGAACAGGATCTCGATCCGACATTCATAGCCTCCGTGTTCACTGGGGTTTTAGCTACGTTTGGGGTTCAAACGGCTAAGAAATCTAACGATGGCACCATGAAGATGCAACAGCAAAATGCTGCTGCCGCAGCTGCTGGTGGAATCACCAAGGCGGATCTTGAAAGACTCATTGCTGCTGCAAAAGAGACTGGTCCTACTCAAACAATTAAAATTGAGCAAGCACCTATCAAGATTGTAACAGACTCAGACGAAACTTACAAAATGTAATCATGCAAAAACTAATTAATGTACTCGCAGTCCTATCATTTCTTGGGACTGCATCTATCTTTGGCACTGCCGCTGCTGTTTATCTAAACAGAGAGGCACTTGCTGAAATGTCCAGAGAACGTATTACTAAGGCAGCAACAGATGCAATTTCTAATGCCCTTCCAGGCATGATGGATAGCGCAATGCCAGAATTACCTAAAACGACTGGTGGCGCGATTCCTCTAGGAGGGGGAATTCCTTCAATGCCATGAAACCTTCTAATCTCATAATTGCTGTCGTGGGTGGTATCTTTGGTATCGCCCATATTGGCATGATCGGAATGATTTACAATTCCAGAAAGTTGCCTTTAATCAATCCACCTGTAGGTGACTATTCTTCCTACACTGCAAAGGTTGGGCAGGATGGATATGAGATTGAATATAAAGGTAATGATCCGAAGGTATTGGGAGTTACCAAATACGTTGACAAGACCAATGGATTCTTTGGTATTGGTGGTAAATCTAATGTTACTTTTGAAGAAGAGTATACAATGGATGGTGCTAGACACTTAGGGACTAACTCTGAGGGAAAGTTATCTGCCGCCAACGTCGCGTGTATCAAGGCAACGGGAGGTGGCGAACAAACAGGACGTGTAGTAGGCGCTAGCATGGGTGCTGCCGCTGCTACTTACGTTACAGGTATACCTTTCGTAGGACCCGTTCTGGGCGGTCTGGTTGCCCTCTTCGGTGCTGATAAAGGTGCTGAGGTTGGTGGTGAACTTGCTAGTGAATTAAGTGAGGATTGTGAAGATGGAGATACCAGAGATTCGGATTGATGGTGCTAGAATCGATGATATTCGAGTCTGGCAACCACCTACATGGACTACAAATTCACCACAGGCAATACCCATCTATCCTCCTATTACAGAGGAAGTGGGTGTTCCTATTGTTGATATTCCTGGATGTGTAGAGGCACACGAACAAAATACCACTAAAGAAAAAAGTGGAATCTTGTCTGAAGATGATCCTAAAGGTGTAAAAGTATATTGTGATGCAGGCGTTCCATCGTTTAACGCCATGGATTACAATAAAGATAAATTAGATTTTACTTATGAGGCACCTGTGCCCCCTATAAAATCACCAGAGGCACCAAAGACAAAGACACCTGAAACACCAAAGACAAAAGTACCTAAAATAAAATGTCCTACAGAAGTGCAACAATTAGAAGCACCTGTAGGTACACTGACTGATGCTGGTAAGAAAAAGATTGTAGAGTATAGAGTCGTTGAGAAACAGTGTGTTGCAATCAAAGAAGATCTACAAATAGTTGATCAAGTTATTAAAGCAGTTCCATCAATAGGACAGGTAACAACTACAGCAGGTATTACTGTTATCGCAACTGCTGCAGCAACTGCAACACCATTCTTATTGAAAGCTGTTAAACCAATCGTCAAACAGATAATTAAAAGGATCAAGAAGGCACTAGGAAAAGAACCTCCTAAGTTATCTGCTAACGAAATTCGTGCTAATAAGTATAGAGAAAAGAAAGGGTTGCCTGAACTCAAGCAACCCAAAAAGAAAAAGTAATTAAGGTATAGATATTGGTTTTAAATCTTCTGCTGTTCCACTAGGATGAACTTCATGAACAGTGGGAGGAGTCAAAACGTGTGCATGAGGAACAATTGCATTTATATTATTAACTTGTACATCTGCACATATAGAAGCATATTTTGTGCCAGGTGCAAAACGAATTCCAGCTTTTAATAATTCACCACAATTCTTAAGTCTCGCGATCTCAAAATCTAATCTTTTATTAGCAGTTAATTGTTGTTGATATGCTATCTGTGTTGCTGCTGCTTCTTTACATAGTGCTTGTGCTTTTTTATCTAAAGGTCTAGACCATGTAGCGGAGAAACCTATACCAATATTATAGTTATCTTTCTGTCCAGTTCTTGTAGGAACATGGTAGAGAATATCTCCTGGATTGTCTAATGAACCATCTTCATCTAGATCTCTCATATCATATACAGGATCCATATAGTATGGTTCATATGGTTTTTGTGCAGAAGCAGTTCCTGTTACATACGGCGTAAAATTCATAGTTGGTCCTTGACAACTAATTCCGTTTCCGTATGTGTTAGTGATATATGGACCTTGTAAAACCTGAATTGCCTGGTTGGTCACCGAGCCTGAACTATTCGCGATTGGAGATGCTGTTGCGGATACTCCACCAACAGTCTCTGCACTGACAGGTGAACAAGTTAGAGTAGCGATTACTGCGAGAAGATACTTGTAGTATCCGTTACGCTTGTCACCTCTGTTACCCTTTGGATAATCGTGTGATTTTGTAAACCAGGACCATTTAGTGTTTCTGTATACTGAAATGCTGCACCTGGTGTTGTTTGTGTGAATTGTGGTTTGCTCGTTACATTCGTCCATGATGAAGTCACGCCTTCTATAGTTACGTTGTTACTCCCTGTTCCTGGGGATAATTGACCAGACGCTGTAACGCCTGATCCAGTCACTGAGTATTGATATCCTGTGGAATAATCCATCGAATTTATCGTCTCGGTCACTTTTGAGGTTGTTTCTGTGTGGCTCGTCATTGAGCCCTGTGTGAAGTTTGGGACCACGGGGACCGCCTGCACAGGAGCAAGTGTGGCAAATACACCCACCACAGACAGGGCAGACCAAAGTATCGTCTTTCCAAAAGTCATCACGACCTCCTTCAGTCAATTACAGTGATCTCCGACACAAATTGACCGATAGCAGATGTACCAGCTCCACCCGCCGTCACCGTAAGAACACCAGCACTGGTTACAGTACCAGCAAGAGTATCTTTGGTTCCTGCAGAGTAACTTGTGATTGATCCGAAGTTTGGATTAGCACCTACAGTTGCAGCACTAGTAGGAACAGCATCGGCTTGGGTGTAGCTTTGGCTAAAGCTGAAAGCTGAACCTGCTGTATCTTGAGTCGCTGCAATGGTTCCTGGCGAATAAACACCAGAGGTGATAGTTCCAGCAGAAACTGTTCCAGCAGTTGACCCGTCCGTAGTATCAATATTTGAACCTGCGATACTGAACGAGGAACCAATTCTGGTTGCAGTAGAACGAGCAGCATCAACATTTAGTTGAACACTCGAAGCATGTTTAGTGACAAGACCGCCTGCATTAGCAGCACTTGCCGTCATCAATAACATTACGATAGGAAGAAGTTTTTTCATTCTTTGCATCGTTATAGGATCCTGCTACTATGTAGGTGGAGAAAACCTTACACTATAGTTCGGAATGCTACACCCAAATATTACTAGGTATGACTGTTAAATAATAGTGATTGCCTTCGGGGATCACACAACAAAACTCGCTTATAAAAGGAGCATACAAATGACAGGACTTAGAAAGTTCGGCACGAAAGATCTTGGTGCCATCGTAGACGCTGCAGAAAGATACAGCGTTGGACTGGACGACGTTTTTTACAGACTACATTCTTATGGAATGGGAACTCCAAAAGATTCATATCCCCCATACAACCTTGTGCAAGAATCAAATGTCAAGTGGAGGATCGAAGTAGCACTTGCTGGTTGGTCTAAGGATGAGTTTGAAGTATCTACAGAATCAAACGTTCTTATGATTAGATCAGTTACACCAAAAAATAAAGGTGAAGAGGAATACATGCATAGGGGTATTTCCAGTCGCACCTTTGCTAGAGGATTTAATTTATCAGATGATGTCGAAATCGGCACAGTCACTTTCAATAATGGATTACTTGTGGTAGAGTTGAAGAGAATCATTCCTGAACATCAGAAACTCAAAGTCTATGATATCCAAGATACTCCGAGTGATGAGTCATCCAGTGACTCTGCTTAATGGTCTGCTGGTTGGATTTCTCATTATCATAGGATTGGCACATAATCACGCACACTACACCATGGAAGTTGACGCTGATTCTTATGTCAGAGGATTCTGTAAAAAGAATCCTGATACTTGTCAAAGTTATCTCGATGATTATTGATATATAATGTACAACTAGAGACCCTGCAGGGGTCTCTTTTTATTTGGAGGAGATATGAACATCTACCTAAATTTAAAACCGAATAGTTATGATGGAGAATCGGATCTCCTAACATTGGACTTGCCACAAAATCATTTAGATGATATCATGAGGTATGTCCGTCCTATTGCCGAGCAAACAAAGCAATCAGAGATCAAGATTTTAAAAGATCTAATCAAAGAATGCGTATTTACTATTTCACAGAGAAGTTATGAGCGTAAGAATCGTAAGAACAAGAAACGGTGAAGATGTCATCTGCGACATCCGTGAAATCACTGCAAAGGAAGACGCCGAAGGCAAAATCCTTGGTTACCAAATGATCAATCCATATCTCGTTTGGATTTCTGAAGGTATGTCTGCTGAAGATGATGAGGGTAACATCCATAAACTCAGTAACCCTGAGATTACTATGGAACCTTGGATGCCTTTAGCAAAAGACAAAGAACGAATCATTGTTAGATTCGATGAGGTCATCAGTGCATATGAAACACATGATGATGTCATGAGAAAGTACACCGAACTAGTTGGAGCAACAAATGGAATCGAATCTGAAGATCCTGTTGATGACAAACAGGAGTGAATATCTAATCGGTCAAGTGACTGAGTTAGATGAAGAACCTTCTGTGTTAATTGAAAAATGTTTCAGTATTACACCTGAAGGTAAACTTGTGCCATTCCCCGCCTTTGCTTCACAGCGTGATTTGTTCTTGACATCCGAGTCAATTTTGACTATAGTGGATCCGTCAGAGCAAATTGCAAAGGAGTATCAGGCAGCGAATGAGTAGGTTCTATACCAATGTGCAACTCGCAGGAAACATGATCCTTTATCGTGGGTATGAGAATGGGCAGCAAGTCCAGTCTCGTGCCCATTTTAGTCCGACCCTATATGTACCCTCTAACAAGAAGGAAAAGCATCGGACACTAGATGGAGAGTATGTAAAACCTGTAAAGTTTGAATCTGCTCGTGAAGCACGAGAGTTTATTGGCACCTACGAAGGTGTTGAGGGATTCAAAGTGCATGGTTATGAACGTTTTGTATATCAATTCATCTCTCAAGAATTTCCTGACGAAGTTGACTACAACATTAGTCAGATGAAAATCTATGCATTGGACATTGAGGTCCAGTGTGAGAATGGATTCCCCAACGTAGAAGAGGCAGCAGAAGAAATGCTGTCTATTACCATCAAAGATATGGTGACAAAGCAATATTATTGTTGGGCAACTCGTGAGTTTCAACCACCTGAAGGAGTAGAGACAAATATCTTTTGGACTGAGCATGAAATGCTCAATCATTTCATCAATTGGTGGGCACAAAATACTCCAGATATCCTTACGGGATGGAACGTAAATCTGTATGACGTTCCATACATTGCCCGTAGGGTTAATCGTGTGCTTGGTGAAAAGTGGATGAAGAGTTTGTCGCCATGGAACCGTGCAAATGAGAGGGAAGTCTATGTCCAAGGGCGTAAAAATTATGCTTACGATATCTCTGGTGTCAATATTCTTGACTACTTGGATCTATATCGAAAGTTTACATACAGTAATCAAGAATCTTACCGACTTGACCATATCGCTTTCGTCGAACTCGGTCAGAGAAAAGTTGATCACTCTGAATACGAAAACTTCAAGGACTTCTATACCTCAGATTGGCAGAAGTTCATGGAATACAACATCCAAGACGTTGAACTAATTGACAGATTGGAAGATAAGATGAAGTTGCTTGAATTGGCAATTACTATGTCTTATGATGCAAAGGTGAACTTTGAAGATGTGTATAGTCAGGTCCGTATGTGGGACACAATGATCTATAACTATCTCAGTGATCGCAATATTGTTGTTCCCCCTCGTAAAGGAGCGAAGAAAGATGAAAAGTATGCGGGAGCATACGTCAAAGAACCGATTCCTGGTAAGTATGATTGGGTTGTATCTTTTGACCTTAACAGTCTTTATCCTCACCTCATCATGCAGTACAATATCTCACCAGAAACCCTTGTGGACTCAAGACACCCAACGGCTACAGTTGAAAAAATACTTGGAGAGTCGCTAGATATCAATGGGGAGTATTGTGTATGTGCCAACGGGGCACAATATCGAAAAGATATTCACGGGTTCCTACCAGAAATGATGCAGAAGATCTATGATGAACGTACCATCTACAAGAAACGGATGCTTGAGTCTAAGCAAGCTCTTGAACATGCCAAGACACCTGCACAGACCTTGGCATTACAAAAAGATATATCAAAATTTAACAACATCCAAATGGCAAGGAAGATCCAACTCAACTCTGCCTATGGTGCCATTGGAAACCAATACTTCCGATATTACAATCTGGCAAATGCTGAGGCGATTACTCTCAGCGGGCAAGTCTCGATTAGATGGATTGAGGCGAAGGTAAATAGTTATCTAAACAAACTTCTCAACACGGAGGACCAAGATTATGTTATTGCTTCCGATACTGACAGCATCTATATCTGTCTTGATCTACTCGTTCGCCATGTATTTGATGGTAAGGATGTTTCTTCAGAGAGGATCGTTGATTTCCTCAACGCAGCCTGTAAGGATCGAATCGAACCATTCATCGATAGATCGTATCAAGAACTAGCAGACTACGTTGGTGCCTACGAGCAAAAGATGTTTATGAAGCGAGAGAACATCGCTAACAAAGGCATCTGGACTGCTAAGAAGCGATACATCCTCAACGTCTGGGACAGTGAGGGTGTTCGTTATGAGAAACCAAAACTCAAGATCATGGGTCTGGAGGCAGTGAAGTCCTCTACACCTGCTGCATGTCGCACTGCAATTAAAGATTGTATGACAGTCATCATGAACAAGGATGAGCAAGCAGCACAAGAATTTATTGCAAACTTTAGGGAAAAATTTACATCATTGCCAGTTGAAGATATTTCATTCCCACGAGGTTGTAATGGGATAAATAAATGGTCCAATCCAGCAACGATCTATAGCAAAGGCACCCCAATTCATGTGCGTGGCGCGTTGTTGTACAACTTCTATAATAAGAAGAACAAACTTACACACAAGTATCCATTGATTCAAGACGGAGAGAAGATTAAGTTTGTCTATCTGAAGACCCCAAACAAAATCAATGAGAATGTTATCAGTTATCTGGCAACATTCCCGAAGGAGTTTGGACTTGACAAACAGGTGGACTATGATTTACAATTCTCAAAGAGTTTCCTTGACCCTATCAAAGTGATTATGGATACGATTGGATGGCAACCAGAAAAAGTAGCATCACTGGAGTTCCTATTCGGATGACAAAGACACCAAAATTTATAGTAACTTATCAAAACGCTTTCGGATTCTCTACTAGAGAAGAGAAGGTGTTTTCTGATTTGAAGGAAGCACAATGGTTTGAACGTGCCATGAAACGTTCTAATTACATCACATCATTATTGGAGGTTAAGGAGTGAATTTTTTAAAAGATGTAGCAAAGGAGATTGGTAATGAGTATGCAGGACTTGTCAGTGATGGTGTCGCAGCAGGAGACACTTCTGATTTCATTGACACTGGTAGTTACGTTTTCAATGCTTTGGTTAGCGGTTCAATCTACGGTGGAGTCCCCTCAAACAAGATCACTGCTATCGCTGGTGAGTCTTCTACTGGCAAGACTTTCTTTTGCCTTGGGATTGTCCAGCATTTTCTTGACAGCAATCCCGACGCTGGGGTAATTTACTTTGAATCTGAATCTGCTATCTCAAAGCAGATGATTGAAGATCGTGGTATTGCATCTGATCGTATGATGATTGTGCCTGTTGCAACCATCGAACAATTCCGAACTCAGTCTTGTCGCATTCTCGATAAGTACATGGAGCAAGATGTTTCAGATCGTAAACCTCTGATGTTTGTCTTGGACTCTCTGGGTATGCTCTCTACAGAGAAAGAGATTGCAGACGTTGCAGCGGATAAGCAGGTTCGTGACATGACCAAGAGTCAGTTGATCAAGGGTGCCTTCCGTGTGCTAACGCTCAAATTAGGTAAGGCAAACGTCCCAATGCTCGTTACCAATCATACATATGATGTAATCGGTGCTTATGTTCCGACGAAAGAGATGGGAGGAGGAAGTGGACTCAAATACGCTTCGTCAACAATTATATATCTATCAAAGAAGAAGGAAAAGGATGGTAAAGAGGTTGTTGGCAATATTATCAAATGCAAAGCAGCAAAGTCAAGACTGACAAAGGAGAATTCGCAGGTTGAAACACGTCTTTATTACGACCGTGGACTGGACAAGTATTACGGCTTATTGGAACTGGGTGAGAAGTATGGAGTCTTCGCCAGAAAGGGGAATAGGATTGTTGTTGGGGAATCTTCCGTTTATCCTTCTGCTATTCTTGCCAATCCTGAGAAATATTTCACGCCAGAAGTAATGCAGGCACTTGATGAAGCGGCAGCACAGGAGTTCCGCTATGGCGTTTGATCAGAGACTCGCTACCATGGTAAATTGTGGTGGTGATAAACTTACTGATTACATTAGAACCTATGACAATGTAGTTGATGATGACTTCTGCTCTAGAGCCATAGAACAATTTGAAAAAGATGAGTCTATTCAAGAGAAAATTGATAGGGAACAGAGACCTACTTTCACTGAAGTAAACATCTCTAAGCAGTACATTCAAAAGAATACTGAATGGTATGAAACTAACTTAGTAGCAAACCAAGCATATGTTCAATGTGTATCAGAATACATGGATGAGATGGATCTAGGTCCAGATTTTCCTGCTAAGTATGCTTTTGAAGAGTTTCGATTGAAGCGATATATTGCAGGAACCAATGATCAGTTTAAAGATCATGTTGATGTGCAAGATTATAACTCTGCTCGCAGATTCCTAGTCTGCTTCCTGTATCTAAATGACGTGAAAGATGGTGGAAATACAAATTTCCCTAAACTAGACTACTCAATCACGCCGAAACGTGGTAGAATGTTATTGTTCCCCTCTACTTGGATGTTCCGTCATGCGGGACTCCCAGTTATCAGAGGCACCAAATATATTCTTGGGACGTATCTCCACTACCTATGAACTTAGAAGTCACGATACTTAGCAATCTCATCTATAATGATAAGTATGCTAGGAAAGTCATTCCGTTTCTCAAATCGGAGTATTTTACAGCAAGAGAGTATAAGGTAATCTTTCTAGAGATTCATGAATATATCAGTCAGTATGATGCGTTACCATCTCTCAACGCGATTGGTATAGAATGTCAGGAAAGAACTGATCTAACTGAAGATCAGTTTAAAGAAGTTATTGGAGTTTTGAATGTCCTTTCCGATGATCCCGCAGACTACGATTGGCTCGTTGATAATACGGAAAAGTGGTGCCAAGAGCGTGCGATTTACATATCTCTTATGGAGAGTGTCAAGATTGCTGACGGTCAAGATACCAAGAGGGATAAAGGTGCGATTCCTCAGATTCTTTCGGAGGCACTAGGGGTCTCCTTTGATCAACATATTGGTCATGATTACGTTGCAAACGCTGACGACCGATATGCCTACTACCATAGAACCGAAGAAAAAATTCCTTTTGATCTGGAACTCTTCAACAAAATTACAAAGGGCGGTATTCCTAATAAAACTCTCAACATTGCTCTTGCAGGCACTGGTGTGGGTAAGTCTCTCTTTATGTGTCATGTCGCTTCTGCTTGTTTACTACAGGGTAAAAACGTTTTGTACATTACCTGTGAGATGGCGGAGGAAAAGATCGCAGAAAGGATTGACGCAAACCTTTTGAATATTCCTATTCAAAAACTGGGTGAACTTCCAGAGGTAATGTTCCATAAAAAGATTAAGAGTCTTAGTAAGAAGACTCAAGGCAAGCTAATTATTAAAGAGTATCCTACTGCTTCTGCACATGTCGGTCACTTTAAGTCTCTTATTAGTGATCTTGCTCTTAAGCGGTCTATTAGACCCGATATTATCTTTGTGGATTACCTCAATATCTGTGCTTCCCAAAGATATAAAGGGAGCATTGTCAACTCTTACACCTATGTCAAAGCAATCGCTGAGGAGCTTCGTGGTCTCGCGTGTGAATGCAACGTACCTATTATCAGTGCTACGCAAACCACTCGTTCAGGTTACGGTAGCACTGATGTTGACCTTACTGACACTAGTGAATCCTTTGGTCTCCCTGCTACTGCTGATCTTATGTTTGCCCTTATTAGCACGGAGGAGCTTGAGGGCATGAATCAGATCATGGTCAAGCAACTCAAGAATCGTTACAACGATCTAACTTCTTATAAGAGATTCTGTGTAGGTATTGACAGAGCGAAGATGAGGTTGTATGATGTAGAGGATTCTGCACAAGATGATCTAGTAGATTCTGGTCAACCTGAACAGCAGATTGATATTGTCAAAAAATTTAACCAAAAGAAATCATTTCAAGAACTAAAGTATGATTGACCCTAACAAGTATCTGGAGTTTGTAGATGCCGTCACGTCAAAACCCTCGAAAAATTATCAAGATTTCGTATCCCGTCTTTACGAACTCGAAGAAAAGAACTTTCATTCCGAGCGACTTCTTACTGCATCTGTAGGAATGTGTGCTGAGGCAGGTGAGTTCACTGAAGTGGTAAAGAAGATTATCTTTCAAGGTAAACCTGTCAATGAAGATAATTTGTTTCACTTGAAACGTGAACTGGGTGATATCATGTGGTATGTTGCTCAAGCATGTATGGGACTTGGTGTATCTCTCGATGAAATTATTGAGATGAATGTTGAGAAACTTGCATCACGATATCCCGATGGTGCCTTTGATGTACATTTTTCTGAAAACCGTAAAGAAGGAGACGTATGAGCCTCGACATTAACGTAAACGTAACAACAAACATTCACACTGCAGTTGATATTTTAACTATCCTAGACAAGGAATGTGGTATCTATACTAAAGATCCTAAAACTTGCCCTGATAGGATTCTAAGAACTCGTCAGTTTATGGAAGAACTTGAGAAGGAAATTGAATCTAATCTTCCTGAAGAAGTTCTTGCACAAAAATATAAAAAAGAGGAGGACTAATGAAGTTTACTCAGGAAGATCTTTGGGAAACCATTCAGACACTTGGGTGGGATACTAATGATGATATTCACATTGAGATTGCTGGCACGTCAGTCTATGCGATTGATGGTGCAGGCACCAAGTGGGCACCTAAGAAAGGCACCCGTAAGTATAGTAAAGATGCATTTATTGTAATCAAAAACAGATCACGAGAAACCTTCGCTCCTTCTATTAACGATGACCCAGAACGACTCGCCCACCACCTCAAATCAAAACTGGAAACGGTTCGCGAATCTGTCGATAGCGAAGAATCTACTGGACAGTCTAGCGCAACTCCTTGATGGAAGATGGTATCAAACCGAAACCCTCGACTCCAGAGGAAACAGAACCCAACGATTCATTATTGAATCCGACATTACCAAAGAACCCGATAGTTCCGAGTCTGATGTTTCTGGGGGTGATAGCAGCGACTCTTAGTGTTATTGTTGCTGGATACTTTCATGGAAATATGCACATTGAAGCGGTATGGAAGTCTCTTCATAAATAATCAGAAAGGGTAATGTCTAACTCTCCTTCTAACGTATTCCTTGTTCTGAATGAAGTCCTTCAAGATATTGAAGTAGATCAAGTTCAGGAAAGTAAGACCATGCAAAAAATGCGTGTCATTACTGCGGAACGTGCTGAAGTTCAGGGTAAGATACACGAACAATTAAAACAGAAGAGGGTTCGGTTTGACACTACAGTTGTCAAGTCCGAGTCCTCTTTTGCTGTTACTGAAATTCCTATTGATGATAGTGAAGGGAAGTACAAAATTCGTTTAATTTATAAGAAGAAAGGTGGTGGAGGAGGATCTGGTGCAGGTGCAGCACTAACTAAGTTATCGGAATCTGCACAGTGCATGTATGCCGCTATGGCATGGAAGAAGAGAGGTAATATATCAAACGCAGATGTTACTTGTGAAAACTTTAATGATAGAGATGTAAAAACTAAAACTCTTACTGATGAAAAGTATGAGGCAATGTGTAATGATCTACCAGATGATTGGATTAATTCTTGCTTAGCAGGTGCTAAGAAACTTTATGAAAAATATAGTGGTGGAAACTATACATTCCATAGAGGTTCGCCTGTAGTAAATCAAATAGAAGGACACTTTAAAAGAATTAAAAGATTGGAAGGTGTTAGGATGGACTTGAATAAGTGGTCTCCTGCTGACATCTATCTTGTTCGTAAAGATTTTGACATTGGATGTCTTGCACAAGAAAAAACTATTCTTGGTTTGAATGCATGTATGCAGAGAGAACTTGAAGATGGTAAACTAATTGGAGTGTCTTTGAAAAAGATTACAGGACAGGCACAATTGAAACCAATGAATCAATCTGGAACTGCACCAACAGTTAAGTATGATGGATATGAATTAAGTGAAACATCAATGGATGGATATTTAAAAGTAAAGGTAAATGGTACTACAGCAGCAAAAATTCAATTTAGAAGTTTTGGTGGTGAGACTTCATTGACTGGTTGGCAGGGTGAAGTAAAAGGTGCATCTGCAAACCAAGGAAAGATTTCATATGGACCTATCAATTTGATTCTTAGAAATCATGGAGTGACACAAGTCAAAGCAAATGCAGCAGCAGATGCTAAGAGGAATGATGACGCTGTTGCTACTCAAATTGCGAAGGGTATGATTGAA